TGTGATAAAAACGATTTAATAAGATAATTAAAGAGACATTGAACTACACACATGCATCTCGCTTGGGTGTAGTTTTAAAAATTAGCTATTGACTTGTTCAAATGAAACATGAGTGGTGTTAGAACAAATCTTGGGGTTCAGTGGAATTTCCTAGAAAATATTTTTTTAGAACATTGAGCTCAGATAAACTTTTCATGAGTGGTATTAAGATGGAGTCTCTTAGAATTGGATCTAGTCCATGGAGATCCTCTATCAGCTGGTCAAAGGCATAACTAGTGCTTGGCAGGTATATGCTCTTCACAGCTGTTATTGGTAATCTAACTGAGATGACTTGCAGATTCCTGTTTTTAAGTGAAGCTTTGTACTTTGCATGAGAATGGACAAACTTACGGTTTTTTGTGGTTGCTTGGGATGAATCTAGCAGGCTATTGGCTAGTGGTTTGTATAGCTCCATGACTGCGGCCGGAACCTGTGACAAAAGGAGCTCTTTAGCGACCACTTTACCCTGCATTAAATCTAGATTACTAAGAGGCTCATCTAAGAGACTTAGGGCGCTGAAAACTGACTCATGTTCATAATCTTCCTCCTCTATTGCGACTTCTTCCCCCTCTTCTTCATCTATAGTCTGTTGAGTCATACTTTCCCGTAGTGAATCAAAATCACCCATTGTAAATCCAAAGTCTATATTGCCCCCAAAACCAAAATCCACAATACTGTGATCATTCTCTGATTCAGCTTCAACAGGGCTGTTTTCTGTGACGGATGAAGGTGAGCTGCTGGTAATCACTTTTTCATCATTAAGCCCGCTGATTATGGTAGGCTCATATACTGCACGACGAAGCCCGTCAAACACTGCTGGGCTAAAGAAATCACCATCTATTCCGACTAAATAAACATCAGTGGAAACTTGCAAGCCAGAGTACAATACGGCAATTGGCACAAATTGATCAATGACTTTGGCAAACAACATTAAAGTGTTGTACCTAAGCTCCAACCTGCATTCAGTGTGGCCTACATTGTTCATCAAGACAAAGCAATGTTGATCATGCTGGCTCTCACTCACCATTGGAAAGTCCTCAGCTCTCTTTGCAAGATGTGTGTGAAAATATTTATTACCTACAAGCTCAATCATTTCCAGCCTATCGACTTCCCCTTTACTGTTGGTGTGGGGGTATTGCCAAACAACCGTCTTTCCGAACCATACAACTTGTCTTGCATCGGAACTAAATTTTATATCGTTAAGTGTAACCACATAATTAGATTTAGTACTGGTTGACTTTGCTTGGGCAGCAGTTAGCAATGATAGATACTCTTGAGACAACCTCCAATCCCGATTAACAGTTGGGTCCAGGCCTTTATACCAATTGACCAACCTAGTCAAATCATACCCGGATACGCGTCTACCTACCATCTGATTGCTGTTATTCCTATCTTTCATAACTTCCCACATTGCACTACTTATAACATCAGGATAATACTTAACTTTAAGGTCATCTAACACTTTATTGTTTATGTCCAGTTTGTTCTTAAGCAATTTTTTATAAGTAATCAGAGCTTCTCTTTGTTCGATTGTGGCTTCAGGGTACTTATCCAGTCTCACCACGGCCTTTCCTCCCTCTATGAAGTTAGATAGTACTATCTTTATTGAAAGTGGTAATGATGCATCTTGAGCGAACTCAGGTACTAGCTGGAGGTATTGTTTCCTGTAGAGCAGAGATTTGAGCTGCTCTAGCACCACCAATGTAGTCGTAAAAAAATTGGATAGATTGAGAGAATTAGGTTCTGATGGTTTATTTTTTTCAATGAAATTTTTGAGGATTTCGTTAGCTGTTTCTTCCATCATATAGTTGTTAAGAACAGGTTGACTTAGCTTAAAAGCATCATTCACCAAAACTTTAACTACACGGTAAGATGACATAGCTTCATCAGCTAGGAATTTTTCTTCCAATATTTTTTTCAAATGCACACCATATGGAGCATCAGAGACATCCCTGGGCCACTCGTTAATTGTAGACTCAAGAACTTTCTTTTCGTAGCATTTCTTGCCGAGGTCTGTCAGTTCTCTCATGGAATACAAACTTTTGGATTTTTCCTTTGGCTTAAGCATCTCCAACAACTTAGGATCATTACAGTAGAAGGACTCAGTTTCGAATCCTGTCAGCCTGCATGCTAACCTGTGAGCTGATCCTTGGGCGGGCTTCAAACTAGCTTCCCTTTGCACATTGCTGAAAATTGACGTGATGAAAGACTCTGTAGTCTTGCTACTAAGCATAACTTCCATATACAGGTTTATTGGTATCTGAGCTAGAACATTCCGAAACAACCGCTCTGACTTTGTGCCAAATCGACGACGCATATTGATCATTTTGCTCCTAGTTGCACTTGGAACGTTAGAGTAATCAAATCCTTCTTCATCTACGTTGAGCTTTCGAGTTAATTCCCCATCTTCATTCATGTATTCATCTGCATTTATCACACCTGATCCAGGCTCAAACATGGACTGAAGATTAGTCAGAGAGTCATAAGACCCATATTTTCCTAGATAGCTACCATAATTATCGACTATAGCAGCTAATTTTGAACTAGACACAGAAGCTATTAAACTGCGCTCTGGTAACCCTCCTAGTTCTAGAGGTATATGATATATCCCCTCTTTGATGGAATAGTAGAGTTTAGTCAATCCATAGGACTCTATGTGCAACCAGGTATTAAGAGCTCGAATCCAATTAGCACCGATGAAGGATCCATGATGCCTGAGGTATTCTGCCGCTTGAGCATTTATTCTTAATGCACTAGGATAAATATCAACATTTGGTGAATAATCTACAAATGACGCTCTTGATTTAATATCAGGAAGTATGGTTCCGTGTTTGGTGTAAAAAGTGCTATTGAATTCCCAAATGGAACTTGAGAGAGTACTCTTGGGTAGGGAACGGTAAACTCCTCCTATTCCTGCTAACTGAGTGGTCACATTGACAACGTCTGATATTATATCAAAATGATTTTGACTCTTGGTTTTATTATAGGCAATGATCCTACTATAGTCGTCGGATGTTATGTGACTCTTAATTATTAGGCCTATTTTTGAATGACGAACTCTTAAGACCTCATTTACAATACGCTGCATGTCAGCACCCAATACTGATGATGCACAAGTGAGGACTCCTTGAAACATGCCTTCGCTTGCAAACATGAGTTGGCGAGAAATGTTTCCCATACGAGGCTCTTTCGAGAATTCATCTAGCTTACTATAAACTCTACCTACTGTAGTCTCGGTCGAAATGCCTTTAACTTTGGCTATATTGTACTTTAAAAACATACAATCAGGTATTTTGAATATTTTGTTAGAAAACAATATGAACAACTCTTTCAGGATGTGCCTAATATTTTTGTCATTGATACGAACTCCTAGAGTGCCGTATAAGTTGTATGCCAGCATTGAGGGGCCCCATTTGCTGCAATCGGCACTATCATAGGTGACTGAATTAATGTCCCGGTCTAATCTCAAAGATTCTTCAAAACTATTTTGTACTATTTTATCCTTATCAGGATGCTCCACTATGTTTGTATTGTCAGAGTTGTGATTAGGCCCTCTAACATTTTCGCAATCTCTTATGCTACGAGCCACATTTTCAATCATCATGCAGCAAATTCTCATATTAGCATTCAACACTGCAATTTCTCGGACCCCTATTTGATCTTTATGAACCATTTTAGCTACGAATAATGCATTGTCTTGAATGCATTTTACTATGATTTGCCAAATGTTCATGTCCTTTGTTGCCACGTCCTCAATCATTTTGCTAGTTAGCTTTGTGGCCTCTCGCCTTTCTGCAAATAATTCAGGTTTGGTTAACTCTTGTAAGCTAGCACTCTTGTAACGTTGACTCTGAGTAGTCATGTATTTACTAATTGTGCAATTAACATAACACTTTCCATCTTGCGTCTCGGCACCTTGTAGTTTCTTAGGCAACGGCAAGACCTTGGACCCAACCCCAAAAGCTCTTATTTTAGCATCATTGATAAATTTTACCTTTCCTTGAACGCGCTTCAGTTTGGCTTTGTAATAATCAGACCCACGGTCCATGTCATCATAGTCAAGAGTAGACTGCACACCCAATGACCCCGCATCATTCACACTCCCCCTATTGTTAAGAGCCTGGTTTAAGTTGCTTGTTCTGATCACATCCTCTATCTTTGAATGATCATCCACAGTTTTAGTCACTCGATCGCTATACACAGCAGCAAAAATCACGAATAGTGTGCTAGTTTCAAACCGTCCAAGTTTCTTGTCTGATGGGATAGAATCTAACAACAACTTTACCATGTCATCACCTTTCGGAGCTCTCATTGGTAGGTTGGCTAGCTCAAATGGCCTCTCAGCCTTCGTGTCCAAAGATTGGATAAAAAGTTCCCTATTTTCTAGCTGTTTCAACATTACTAATGATTCTGACATTAGCTTATTACTTCTATTTATGGTCAAAAACCTATCATAATAAAAGCTGTTGTATAAGTGCTGATCAGATAGGACATATATTTCATCCTGAGGCATAGATATAGTCCAAGCCATGTCTGTAGTCCTAATAAATTCACCTCTTCCAACTTGCTTGTTCACTATATATTTCTCAGTTATTAAAGATGAATTTCCTGTTGACTTTAAGATGATGGATCCCCATGCAGCTTTAATCATTCGGTAATAATATAGTTTCTCAATAAAGTAAGTCGGTTTCCACCAATCAAGCTTCTCTAGCAGTTGTTTTATACCTGCTCCATACCCTAGACTAGCATTTACTAAGTATCTTATGGTCTCTGACACTTGGGATAATTTAAAAGAGTTGACTAGCATGTAAAGCCCAGTGAAACATATGGTGTTCAGGCATTGGTTGTAGATGTCTTCTCGATAATGGTTAACTACAGCTTCGTCTAATTGTTGAATAGCGACAGCAATAAATTTTGACAAAATAGTGACTCCCCAGTTGGCATCTGCATTACTCCATGACCAGAAAGGTTGAGAATTACCTTCATCATTGCAATTAAGACAACTAATTATATGTCGGTCTATGTTACCTATCACTTTAATAGTTGTTTTCACCTCAGATCCTATCGGATGATTAATCCCAGTTATTAGATAGCCTTCGCGGTTAGGGATATTAGTTAGAGAAAAATAGCAATGATTAGATTTGTAAGCTCCTCTCTGGTTGTGAACTTTGCCATCCATCTTTGTCTTGAGTTTGATTTTTGCCATTATCATGGCTTTGGATGCTCCTATAGAAATGTCCTGATGTTGAGCAAGAACTTGGGTTATTACCATGCCATCTAGGATTTGCAGTTGCTTTAACATAATTGAAGCCGTGTCACCCAATATGCCTGGTGCATTATTGTCCACTGTTAATATTTTCTTCAGTGATTTCAAACTAATAGTCTGATCAGTCATCTTAGTTAAGCTACTTTTCATCTGACTATAAGTGTGCTCCATATCACTCGGTGTGTTTGTGCCATTGTCCTCTTTCCAAGCCTTGTTAAATGATGGAGAGAACCAACTAGAGTCAACCAAATCCCTGATTGAGCTGATGCCTCGTTCTTTGGCATATTTAGTTATAGTGAATTTGCAGATGTTTAATAATTGATTATTCTTGTCGAAACACATTTGCACTCTCAAGAAATTACTTAGTGTGTTAACAACTGGCGTAACCTTTACCTTCAGGGCAGTATAGTATGCTTCTCGAATCAATTCATGCATCGGGTCACATTGTGACATTTCCACAGCATCTATAGAAGCTTTCAAGGAAATGCATTGAGTGTTATATTTTAACAATGGAAACCTAACACTGCCTTTGAGTTCACCTTGGCTCAATATTCCATTCACATGGCTGGCATACAAATAGTCATCTTGGTCTGTTGTCAATTTTGAAAAGAAATTCTCAAATATGATGGAGCTTTCGACATTGTTGTTCCTGACCATTCGAGATAGATCTCTAGCATCATCATCACTCAATTTTCCAGGGTAAGACCTTAAAGGAGCATGGTTGTAATAAACTCGCTTAGACAAGTCATCTATGACCATACTCATTTGTTTGCTATCAAGTTCCCGTATACTGTTGATATAGCTATCAACCCTATCAAACTCTGGCTTCATTTCATTAGATTCGTTATGGTTCATTACGAGTTTGACGTCTTTGTAGCCTTGTGACACGAGGGGGCTAGATAACACGGGTGTGATTTTTCTATTCCTTATCTTTTGAGTAAGCACACTCATTTTGTGGTCATCTTCAACGTTGGGAGGAGAACTACCCACAGGGTACCTTGCATTTATCTTTCTTATTTTGGGTTTGGTAATGTCTTCCATATATAGTAGGGCCCCAAAACTATAACAAATGTCTATGTCATTTTCAGCTATGACATCATCGTGAGTCACTCCTTCTATAAGATGGACTGAGTACCCTTGTGAAACCAAGTATATAGCTCTTTCAGCCATGGCTCTAAGATTTAATAATGTGCGACGAAGACCAGAAACTTTTAAAAAGGGGTGTTTCCTGGCTCTCTTCCCCCACACATTGCTTATGTTTAACACATCATTAATGACTAGGCTACCATCCTGAGTAATCCCATTAAGCGGTTTTAATAGAGAATCCAGTTGATCCATTGTGTAAGATGAGCTCATGATGAAATTGTCCTTATCATCATCAGCAATAAAAGCTACCGTATTGTGTAAGTAAGTATCGTTTTCCAC